CTGGTCGTACATGGTAGCGTCTCCCTCATAAAATTCAACAGCATCTTTATGACGCACGGCAACGAGTGAATCGTCGCCACACACCAAGACAATCGCATGGAACTCCTCCAGGTCTAGCATACGGCGCATCAGGACTGTCATATCCGTTGTCGTGCGCCCGGCCCCATACACAAACAGGACCCGGGAACCGCCCGGGCCCGCCCGAAACTCCCCTTTGACGGGGTGCCACTGCCGTGACAAGCGCTTCGAAGCTTTGTAAATGTAAGGGCCTACTTCTGCCTGAACCTCTGGAGGTACATTGGCGATACACCGAGGTTTCATCTGCGGCATATCATCAACCAAGCGGAGCAAGATCTCATCAGTCTTCGTGAAAAGCTTGATAGAGAAATCGTCCAGTACCGAAGGATTGTCAATGACTTTGCGTCTCCCCTCACGGAGGCGAGCACGTTTGGCGGACTCATCGATGTGCTCCAGGAAACGCTCGAAGTGTTCAGGGTCGGTAAGCTCAGTCATTCGAGGACAGTCATCAACTAACCACGAAACATTGACCTTCTTCCAAGCCTGTTTTTGCTCCTGAGCGTCCATGGGTGCTTTCACCAAGATCCGCATGCTCACCATTGCGAGGGTGTTTGCCATTGTCGCTGCGGGACGATACGCTGGCACTTGAGTGGGTAAGATCCACGTCGTGCATGTGCGCACCGCCTCGCGGGGGTCGGATTCGGGAGCCAGAAGCTCCAACCTTCTCGTCGTGAGAAGAGGGCAGGGTTCCTTGAGAGGTGCGAAACTCTCCCCCTGGTCCCGAATAAACCCGTCAATTGGCGGATAGCGGACTGCCATCGGAGCGATAGACCTAGCGCAGGGCCTGTACTCCCACGGGACTTCATGTACCGCATGGCGCCATTCGCGAAACGCTTGCGCGTCAGGGTCATGCATACGCAGGGCTAGGTAGTTGGTGCGCACGCCGTCGAACAGCGTAAATGCAACACCAGCCACGAAGGCCAGCGCGAATGACTTCGCGAACATCACCTGCAGCTCAAGAGGGAAGTTGATCCGTAGTTTTGAGACTGAGCGCGTCCAAAAGCCCACTGAGTCTTGCGTCTCAGTAAACTCTGCAGCTACCCAACGAACCCGAAGGCTCGAAGGTGCTGCTCGCTGAATGGAATCCACCACTCGCGAAGTGCCGCCGTGCACAACATTAGACACGCGACGGAGAGCTCGAGCTGAGTCGAGTTCCGTCGTATGCCCTTTGCGGGTCCACGAAATGACGACGCGACGCGACGACACCCAGGCTCGTGCTTGTGCGCACTGCCATAAGAGCCATCGCCAGCACCCCTGCACGCTCGCAATGAAGCGGGCAACGCAGGGATACTTTCGCCACCACGTGAGCCAATCCACCGTCACGCCGACAGTGAATCGCAC